GACGTATATGATGTCTTGGAGTTATCAAACTCCGGATTAGTATTACCTCTATACAAGCTACCATCGAGCATACCATATTCACTAAGAAACATGGATACTTGAGCGGCCGCTTCTACAGCAGGGATGATATTTACTTTCACCATGCCTTCAAAAGCAGATGATTGACTAAGTGTTGACTCTATATGTAGAGAATATTCGTTAAACTTATCGTTTAACCAATTAATATATTCTAATTCATTGTAAGAATAATTCCTAGATGATTTACTTTCTTGGAATCTTATGAAGTTAGAATGCATGCCAGTATACGGAAGTATACTGTCTTCACTACTAGATACGTCTAAAAAGAATCTGGACCTCACCTCGTAACTTAATCCATTCGGATTAAATCCTAGGCCGCCCAAATCACGCGGTAGCTCTGCTACTGCTGTTGCTATCTTCCTCATTTTACTGGGAAGGTATTTGATTCCTTTATGACCAACTACTCTTAAATAACTTAAAAAGTTATTTTCTTTAACATCGAATGGAACATCATAATTTGGTACCTTGGCGGGCTTATAATAGCCCTTTGCAGTTATAACGAAACCTGCAAATTCTGCCAGCTTATCTGAGGATATACTCTTAGATTCGCTTATTGGTACTCCGTATGATGACATGAAACGCCTATATTCAACGTGTAAAATCTTATTGGTAATGACAATGTCATCACCTAATACACGAAAGCTTTCATTAGGTACAAGATTTAGACTTTTGCACAAATACCTTACTAGAAGGTTATGTGTTAAAGCAAACAACGAAAAGGAAGAATAAAGTCCTTGTGGCTGTCCTTTAATAAATCGTACCGAACCCAAATATCCAAGTTCTCTTGCCTTAGCATCTAGCTTAGGTGAAAGTATCCATGGAGACGATGATAAATCCTCTATTAAGTCAGCCTCTTGATTGAGACCAACCGAACGAAGGAGAGAAAGTTGTATTGTTCTTGGAAAATTATCCGTAGCCCCGCTTAGATCAACTGAGTAGACCGGTTTACCACTTTTCAAAGCAGAGTGTGCAAATTTTGCACCTTCTTCTTGATCATGGGTACAATCAGTATCAGAATCTTTAAGTATACCGTCTAATAAGGTATGTAGGGGATACAAACAGGCTTGCGCTGCAGAGCTCGGAGTCGCTATGACTCTAGCTTTTGCGCCACGCTCTTGAATGATTGAGATCATTCCAGGTATAGGTGAAAACTTAACGTCTTCCTCCACAGCATACGATTCAAGATCTAAATCTGAATCCAGCTTAGGAAAGTCACGAAAGTTATTCTCTAAATATGCCTTGATTGAAGTATTGTTCATACCTTGGATAAATGAGTTTAAATATTTATCCCCTTCGAAAACAAAAGGTTTCCCAGTGTTTAGAGAAACTGGTTTAAATGTAAACCCTCGTTTTTGTCGGTTAAGGTATGTTGATACAGACTGCTTCTGAGTAGTATCCAGTCCTAAGACCAGAGTTTCTCCAATAAATTGAAGCTCTAGAAGCTTGTGATCTTCTATCTGTGAACCATTGATGGCACCAAGTGTTTTCTTAACTTGGGCACCGCTAACGTTTTTCAACTTATAAGCAGTGTAAACCATCAACGCCGATAAAGATCTTATAATTTTCTTCTCGTCAACGTTGTTAATATCTTTGAAAAGGAACCCGAAGGCACCCTTTGGTATCTTCTGACCGTTAATAGTACGACACTCTAACCAAGGCGGAGAATAATCAAAATTCCCACCAAGCTGTTGAATGAAGAGAGCTTTAAGCTCTTTTAATCTATTTACAGTCCACTCTTTTCCATTATTACGTTCCCACTTTCGTATGGAACCTAATATACCATTTACTTGATCTTTGGTAAGACAGAGCAAATTGAGATGTGAAACGATAAGATTTGATTATGTAATGTTGTTATTAATTGAAATAATTTTAG